GTGCTAATGGATTAAATCTAGCGTCAATTTCGCCAGTTGTCCTATTAAAATATTTCTCTTTCTTAAACTTAGACTTCTGAGCTTCAAGATACATCTCAGCCTTCGAAGCTGGCAAGTTACCTACGTCAACGTAGAATATTCTTCTCTCAGGTGCGCGTGAAAGACGATAGATTAACATCGCGTCTTCCATCATCTTAAGTGATTTGTAGATGGCTCTTGCAGCAGCGGCGATGCTCTTTCCATATGGATAATAAGTTGGATCAGAGCTAAACATTCTGAAATGAACGATCTGATTCTTATCTAATGGAATAATTAACTTCTGACCAGTAGCTGTGCCTACCTTGCCGAATAAAGTGTTGTCTGTTTGTAAAGGTATTTCCTGTAAGAAGTCTGTAAGAATACCATGCTGGTTTTCGATACGGTAGATGTAGTTAGGATCAAGAATTTTAATCTTTTGAACACCCTTCTTGATCTCGTCAATATCGACAACTAATTCAATAAAGCAATCACCGTATTTAACTGTGTTTCTGGTTATGTCCCAGATGAAGTTCTCAAGGTTGATTTCTTTAAATAAAGTCTCAACTTCCTCCTTCATCAAGGGATCGTCGGAATCAATCTGCCAGTGGGTGTCATCTAAGTTAGTTTGAGTCGAGTCATCAGCGTAGATATCAAATGCAGCGGCGACTTCTGGATAATCATCCATGTCTTCGAATTCTTGATACCTGCGCTTACGTTCAAGTTCCTCCTCGTTGACAGGAACCATCTGAGTGGTCTTGAACGGGCTGATAGACCCTAGAGGTGTATTCCTAATTAAGGTATCACCCGCTAATGGGTGTGGCTCTGGTGGGACTATCTGCTGCTGGACTGTGCCGTCCTGAGGAACTAATGGCTCATTTCTGCCACTAAGGAACTTGGCAAAAAACTTACCTGATCTGCCAATTGGATAATACCAAGACCCGAACCAGCTTGATATGCTGCCTCTGCTTGGGTTGAATTGTGTGTAACCTGTGTTTTCGTTTAACTTAGTAGCCATTTAAGATCTTCTTCTTCTATTAATCCACCGGGTGTTCTTATCATATATTTAGTCCTAGAGACAGGCAGAATAAATTTATTATCGTCATTCGGCCTATGTTGTATCATAGGCGTATTAGCTCTTATCTCATTAAATCCAAAAACTGCCAACGCTAAACCCATAATTAAATCGTCATGGCAATTAGTGTCTGCCTTATATCTACCCACCTCGTCGATAATAAAAGTTAAAAGTTCATCAACGGTGCGCTCAGAGTTTAATTTAATTTTATTTAATCTTATCGCCTCATCCACCGCAACCAGCATTTGCCTACGATTAGCGTCAGCCATCTGGACACCAATCTCATGCTTTTCGTCTAAAAACAAGTTATCATACTGCTCAACTTCCTTCAGTTGATAGATTAAGTTGTGCCCAATTAAATTTCGCTCTGGGATAATATAAGCAGTGTTATACTCCCTACCGATCTGAGCTAAGATGGTAGCGAACTCATTAATTGGTGTCTTATTAGATTTAAACTCAGCTACCTGCTCGCCCGTATACAAATCTATTACTTGGGCAACTGATGAGTCTAGTCCTCGTCCAATAGAAGTGTCAACACCGATAACATAATCATGATGAGGATGAATCCCACCCCAAGCACGCATACGGTTGTTAAATTTAGTGGAATACTCATTGTTTACTTGCTCCTTTAATTGCTTTAATATTTCGCCGTCAACAAAGGTGTCACCAGTTCCCAAGAACTCAGCTTCATATTCTTGAAGCCACTCTTTATAACTGATAGCTCCCCTGGTAGTTTGCTCCCACTTATCAATATCAATCGGAGGATCTTGCTTAAGTAGTTTCTCATACATCGGTTCATAGCCTGGATGACGGTGGTATTGAGGATGGTCTTTCCAGTTGATGTCGATAGCTTTAAATGAGTTCTCTCCAGCCCTAGCTTCGTTATATTGTCTGTGAAACCAGTTACCAATACCATTAACGGTAGACAGTGCAATAACTGAACCACCTGTTGAAATAATTGGGAATGCAGCAGCCCAAATCGTATCTATATTTTCAATGAACGCAGCTTCGTCCAAAATTAGTAACGAACCTGCAACGGAACGTCCTGATTGTTTAGATGAAGACTTAGACCTAATTTCAGACCCATTGTTAAACTTAAGTGCGTGTGCTGAATCTTTAAGTAATGGTGGCTTCAACCAGTCTGGTAGCTCATCATAGGCGGTCTTCATCCTAGAAAGCACTTCCATTGATGCATCATCATCTTTTGAAAGAATTACAACTTTGTAGTGCGAATTAAAAATACACTTCCAAAGTGCATAAGCAGCGACTAGAGTAGTGCAACCAGCCTGTCTAAACTTTCTAAGGATCGAGAACCTGTTACTTTTAAACTGTTGTATTAAGTTTTGTTGGAAAGGATACAGATCAAAGTTAACCATACCAAAGATAGGGTGAACTACCTTAATAAAGTTAGAAATGAAGTAAACTGGATCTTCCTTGCACTTTCTGAACTCTTTTTCGAGTTTTTTCTTAATTTTATCTTCGGTCATCTATTATCCATCTATATGATATATTCTATTATATGTAGTCGTAAAGATAAGCAACCTATTAACTTTAATAATCTACTTAAGTATTTTAAAGATAGTAATATAGAATGTAGAGTAGCTTATGATCAAGAAGGAGTGTTTCAAGGTTATGCTGAAACACTTAAGTCTTTAAATGCTCAAGATGATGACATAATTATTCTATGTCATGACGACATTCAAATCTTTAGCGACAGGGATCAGTTTGTTAAAACCTTAACCGATAGTTTAGCTTCGGACAGTGTAGGTTTTGTCGGCCCAGTAGGAACTACACTCCTGGGAACAAATGCGATGTGGTGGGATCCTCACCTTCGCCAACAAGGTTACCATCGTGGATTCGTGTTCCAGGGCTCTGACGTTAACCGCTTAAATCCCAACTACTTCGGACACCAAGGTAACGTCGTAGTCCTTGATGGCTTGTTCCTAGCAGCTAAGAAGCGAACCATAGATAAGATTGGAGGTCTAGGTAAGCCCAAGGAGTTCCCGAACGGATGGGACTACTACGACCTTTTCTACACGATGACTGCCTACGAAAAGGGATTTACCAACAAGACCGTGCCTATAATACTAACTCACTACTCCGATGGTGTGATGCGTCCTACCTGGGATGAGAACCGCAAGGAGTTTAGAAAATTGTTTAGATTACCTACGAGGTGTGTGTGATGGACTTAGGATTTTTATTAACTTTTATTTTAATTTGCTACGGTGGAGCTAACGGTATAGTTTACTCAGCCTTGCTAGCCAGACCTAGAGCTTGGATTTCTTCCAAGTCGAAGTTCCTTGAAAAGTTACTATCCTGCCCACTTTGTGTAGGATTTTGGCTCGGAGTCAGTTTTTCTCTTGCAGGGATTAGCTTGATCCACTATTACACACTGCTTCCTACGAGCCTTGCCAGCTTGCTCGCTGACGGGTTTGCAGGCAGTGCATCCGCTTGGATACTCCACCTGCTACTTTACGATAAGATGGTTGGAAAGTAGTCAACATCCTGACGAGCAGTGAGTGACAGGACGCAAACCGAACTGTAGTTTAATTAACATAAGTAATCCTCCTACAAATATATATGTTAGAAATCATCATTTCAGCGTTAGTAACTGTATTTTTTCTAATGTCTTACGATTACTTCCGAGTCTATCGCATCACCATGAGGATGGAAGAAGAAGTGGATCGTTTAGAGGACACCATCGCACGACTTAAGTTTGAGATGGATAAGCACGTAGCTAACTTTAAATCACAATTTAATAAGTTTACGGTATGATCACTATTAACATTCTTCTTGGTGTATTAGTTCTTTTGCTTGGCTACCGTTATTATGAACTTTGCGAAGATATACAAAAGATACGAGAAGATATTGTTAGGTTAGAGATTCTCAGATACAACGGATACGCCGAACTTAAGGACGAACTAAAAATCATTCGCAACCAATCTAACCCACTATCTTATGACTAAAGTTAAAGAATACGTTGAGATCGAAGGTAAGCGGATTGCCGTCACCGCTGAGAACTTAATCAAGGCTTACAAAAAGATGTGGAAGATGCAAGAAGAGCTTGATTCTCTACGGGATTCAGTCTATTATCTGGAACACCGATTCGAAAGGACCTTTTCACTTTAATCATGAGCGATAACTTTAACGAATACACTGACAACGATTTCGAAGACAACGTAGAATACTCCTTCACGACCGATAACTTCGAAGTTATCATGGATCGCATGCGGGGTGTCTCGGACTTCTTTCAGGCTTGTGAAGTAGACTACCTGATCGAGATGTGGCAGAAGTTCCAGAAGCCTAACCCAGATGGAACCTACAACATG